CTATCAAGTATCTGGAAGTAGCGGTTTGCAAATTAACGGAACAAACGACACTACTTTACAGGGTGTTGGTTTTCCTGAAGGTGGTAGTAGAATATTTCAATGGGGCTGGAACCCTGTTGGTGGTGCTAGAGATGATGGACTAACTCCTAATGATCTTGCCCCAAGCTGTTTGGTAGGAAGTGTAACGGTAACAACAACATAAGGAGTTAAAAATGTTTAAGAAAAGCGCAGATGGGATTGCTAAAAAAGGCAAGACCGAAGGTACAAATTTAGGCGATAGTGGTCCTACAGTCTTGGGCATGAAGGCAAAGCCAAAGATGAGCGGTAAAGATCAAATGGTCATGAAGAAAATTGGACGTAATTTAGCAAAAGTTCAAAACCAAGGCATGATGCGTAAATCTGCTGGAAGGGGTCGATAATGCCTAAATTCTCTAAAAAAGTAATGGGTAAGGAAGTTGGAGACGCTAAAGTCTATGCTCCTCCCCATACGATGAAGGGTAAGGCAATCTCTGCCAAGGGACTGACTTCAAAAGGCATGACTGGCGCAGAAGAAATGGCTGATATGAATATCTCTGTTGACGGTATCAGTAAAGGTAACGGTAGACCCGTAAATCAATACGGCAAGATTGAGATGCGTGGTGCTGGTGCAGCAACCAAAGGTCGTATGTCTAGTGGGAATATGGGATGAATTACACGCAGTTAACTACTGCCATTAAAGGCTTTGCTGAGAATGACTTCCCAGCGACAGTTGGGTCGTTTACGTCTGCCGAGCAGATTGCCCGCTTTGTGCAGTTGGCGGAGCAACGCATCTATAACATGGTGCAACTGCCTGCTATTCGTAAAAACGTCACAGGTACTATGACAAGCGGTAATCGGTTCTTAGCAACTCCCTCAGACTGGTTGTCGACCTTTAGCCTTGCGGTGATTAATGCGGCGAATGAGACTAGCTACCTACTCAATAAAGACGTTAACTTTATCCGAGAGTCCTACCCAGACACAGACGCAGCCTTTTATGCCAAACCAGAGTATTACGCTGTTTTTGACGACAACACTTTTATTCTTGGACCTACCCCAGACGCCAACTACGCTACAGAACTGCATTACTTCTACTATCCAACATCTATAGTGACGGCAGGAACGACTTGGCTTGGAACAAACTTTGACTCTGCTCTCCTCTATGGGTCTTTATTAGAAGCAGCCTTATTTATGAAGTCAGACGCTGATACGATGACGGTCTATAAAGCCCGTTATGACGATGCGATGGCAGAACTCAAGCAGTTAGGTGATGGCAAGAACCGTCAAGACGCTTATAGAAGTGGACAAGTAAGGTACCCAGTAAGATGAACGTACAAGGAATAGGCGAATCCAACGGGATTCAAGTGGCAACTAAAGACTTTGGTGGGTTCACCACAGAGGAAGTCGCTGAACGGGCTTTAGACAAGATTATTCAGGTAGGTGATCAGTCTCACCCTTTGGTTCGAGATCAAGCATTGGCTTTTCGCAATCATATTCGTGGGGTGTTGGTTTTTTATATGAACGAAGCGGTAAAATTTGATCGTGTAACACTAGCTCATAAGCTACGGGAAGCTGGTCATCCTGAACTAATTAAACTTTTAGAGGAGTAAATCATGGCTTTTACAGGTAACTTCATGTGTACCAGCTTCAAAGTAGAGCTGATGCGAGCAGTTCATAACTTCACAACTGGCACAGGTAACACGTTTAAACTGGCTCTGTATGACAACTCAGCGTCATTCACGGCTGCGACTACTGCGTATACAGCCACAAACGAAGTAGCAGCTTCTGGTACTTATTCAGCAGGCGGCGGGACTTTAACCAATGTAACTCCAACTTCTTCGGGTACGACTGCGTTTACTGACTTTGCTGACTTGTCTTTTACATCTGCGACCATTACAGCCTTTGGTGCAATGATTTATAACGATTCAGCCGCTGGCGATCCTTCGGTATGTATTCTTGACTTTGGCGGCGCTAAGACCTCGACAGCAGGTACGTTTACAATTATTTTCCCAACCGCAGACGCAAGTAACGCAATCATACGAATTGCCTAGGAGCTTTAAATGGCTCTTGTTGTTGCAGATCGTGTCTGGGAAACGACATCTACATCAGGTACTGGCACTCTTACATTAAGCGGTGCGGTATCTGGCTATCAAACCTTTGCCGTTATTGGCAACGGGAATACGACCTATTACACCATTACTAACGGAACTAACTGGGAAGTCGGTATTGGTACTTATACGTCATCTGGCACTACATTAAGTAGAGACACTGTTTTATCTTCATCCCTTGGTGGTACGACTAAGATTAATGTCACGCCAGGCAGTTTTGTATTTGTTGATTACCCCGCAAGCAAAGCAGTATATGAAGACGCAAGCAACATTGTTACTATTCCCACTCTAGCAATAGACACTAGCGGAACAGATGCACAAATAGCCCCAAACATAGGCATTACTGGCTGGAATTACTCAGGTTTAAGTAAATCTATAACGGCTGAAGAAGCTACCCCAAACGGATTATTTATTAGTTCTGACGGTTTAAATATGTATGTCAATGGTGCTACAGGTGACGATGTAAACCAATATACGCTTTCAACTGCTTTTAATGTATCAACGGCAACTTTTGTAAGATTGTTTTCTACATCAGCACAAGACTCTTCTCCACAAGATATTTTCTTTAAACCTGATGGTTTGTCTATGTTTATCATGGGCGGCACTAACGATACTGTTTTTCAATACACACTATCTTCTGCTTTTGATATTTCTACTGCAACATACGCATCTAAATCATTTAGCGTAACTTCTCAAGAAAATGCACCAACTGGTTTGTGGTTTAAGCCTGATGGCACAGTAATGTATGTTATTGGTACAACTTCAGACGCAGTATTTCAATACAATTTAGGAACGGCATGGGATGTATCTACTGCATCTTATTCAGGAATTTCGTTTAGCTTTGCAACACAAGAAACATCTGGGCAACAAGTAAACCTTAGTGCTGATGGTTTAACCATGTGGGTTTTTGGTACAACAGGTGATGATATTAACCAATATGCTCTTGGAACTGCGTTTAATGTTTCTACCGCAGTATTTGAAAATTCATTCTATATTGGTTTTCAAGAAACCAGCCCAACTGGTTTGTTTATTGATTCTACCGCTAACAATCGTGTTTACTTAGTCGGCTCAGCTACTGACGCAGTTTATCAATACAACACAGCAACTAATTCAATAAGTGCAGTAACCGATGTATTTAATACCACTAGCAACGCTAGAGTACAAGGTAATTTAGCAGTACAAGGCAATGCTTATGTAGATGGTGCATTAACTTCACAGGGTTCTTTTACTACTGCAAACAATATTACTGTAAGCGGTACAGCAACTGTAGGTGGTTCATCTACTTTTTCTACAACTACTGGCACTATTTCTATAGGCAATTCACTAACATCGGGAACATGGACTGCTGGTGGCACAAGTGGAACAGGAACAATAACTCTAGGTCAGTCTACAGTAAGTCAAACAACTAATATTCAAGCTGGCGCAACTGCATCAGGTTCTACCAAAACAATGAATATTGGTACGGCTGGTGTATCAGGCTCTACTACTGCTATTAACATTGGTTCTGCGGTATCAGGCTCGCTTGGAACAACAACCATCCAAGCACCAACAGTTAATATTGGACAGACAGCTACACAGTTTCAAGTAACTAACACAGCATCCGCAGTTAATTTTGTACAAACAACTGGCTCACTTACTGGCTTTGGTGCTAAATTACTTTCCGCTGGAACAGACACTAACATCCCCCTAGTCCTCCAACCAAAAGGAACAGGAGCCTTACAAGCCCAACAAACAGACTCTACTGCTACAGGTGGTAACGCTAGGGGTGCTAGGGCTGTTGACTGGCAGACAGAAAGAGATATTGCCTCAAGAGTTGCAAGTGCAACATCTTCTGTTGTAAGTGGTGGGTCATTTAATACAGCAAGTTCACAGTTTGGTCTTGTTGCTGGCGGTGG